ACTAGTACAAACCTCTCTCCTAATTTGACCGTGAAACGCATCAATACCTTAGGGAATAAATGCGTCGGATTTTAAACAAATTTTGAACACCCTACCTGTCAGGGCGTGTGGGGCGAAACTTGCGAAACTTCAGTATTTCAGCGAAAGCGGCAGTTTTTGACAAAACTGCCGCTTTCTCTTGTTTTTCATAAGCAAAAGTGTATAAAAACCGCATATTTATAATAAAATGTCGGGTAAAGTGCAACTTTTCTAGAAAAAAGTTTGGTGATTTCCTAAAAAATGCTTATTTTTGCAGCCGATTAAAAATATTATTAAAATTTAGTGAAGTTTGAGATACTTCCCTATATATAATAAGGTATGGCAACATACCCACCCCCACCAGTTCGGAATAAGAGTTGGAGACGAGAAATGAGCCCCCAGGCTCAATAAAAGTTGGGAGGATATGTAGTGAGAAAGAAATATAAAACATTATATATTTATTAATTAATTAAACGAGAGAGATTTATGGAAAAAAGACTCATGACGTTTATTGCCTGCCTCTTCCTTAGTTTAGGAATGGCGTTGGCGCAAACTCAAGTTTCCGGTACTATTACCTCTTCTGAGGATGGAAGCCCAGTTATTGGTGCCTCTATCAAAGTAGCAGGTACCAATACCGGTACAGTTACCGATGTTGATGGTAACTTCTCATTGAATGCTCCTGCAAATGCTAAGTTGGAGATTTCTTACATCGGTATGATTGGTAAGACTGTAAAGGCTGGCAAGAACATGAAAATTGTTCTTGACCCAGACAATCATGCATTGGATGAAGTCATGGTTGTTGCTTTCGGTACTGCTAAGAAGAGTGCATTTACCGGTTCTGCAGCCGTGGTAGGTTCTGAGGAACTTTCTAAGAAGATTTCAACTAACGTAACTGATGCTTTGGTTGGTTCTGTGCCTGGCTTGCAGTTGCGTGGTACTTCTGGTCAGCCTGGTTCTGACAACAACGGCGTCAACATCCGTGGTATTGCCTCTATGTATGCAGCAACAGCACCTTTGGTTATTGTTGATGGTGCTCCTTATCCAGGTAACCTTTCTTCAATTCCAACTGAAGATATCGAGTCTGTAACCGTATTGAAAGATGCTGCATCTGCTGCACTTTATGGTGCTCGTGGTGCTGCTGGTGTCATCCTGATTACAACAAAGAGTGGTAAGAACAAGGACGCAGAGGTTACTGTTGACATGAAGTGGGGTTCCAACTCACGTGCTATCCCAGAATATGATGTTATCCGTGATCCAGGTCAGTATTATGAGGCTTATTATATGCAGTATAATAATTATGCATTGTCAAGAGGTATGGATGCAACTTCTGCAAATGCTTGGGCTAACAAAACGATGCTTAATCAGTTGGTATACAATTGCTACACCTTGCCAGACGGAGAGTCTTTAATTGGCACTGACGGCAAGTTGAATCCCAATGCAACTCTTGGCAGAACCATTACCGCAAACGGGCAGACTCTTTATTTGACACCAGACAACTGGGCTGATGCTGCTTACAAAAATTCGTTCCGCCAGGAATATAACATCAGTGTAAGGGGAGCTTTGGATCGTGGCTCTTTTAATCACGGCAAAACGAAAATAGCTATCTTGCAAAAACGAAATGTGAATTAAAAAAGCATTTAAACGACATTTGAAGGGTGTTTAAATGGTATTTTATCTAACATATTATGATAAGCAAAATGAAGAAAGAAGGGGTTCAATGCCCCTTCTTTTTCATGTTACTCAATCCCTTCCATAAGAAAATGAAAGAGAAAGTAAAGTCAAAATCTACACCTTATTATATTATATCCACTTGATGACAGTATCACCATGATAACCTTTCTTCCAAACGAACCAAGCATAGCTTACAGCGCCGCCTCCTCCGTCATTCATCTCTGTTCTCTTTTTGTTCGTCTTCCTTTGGCTCGTCAACCTCTCGGAAGTCCTCGGGCGTGTCAAGGTGGGGAACGTCCAACTTCTCCCCACCAATGAAATACGAATACCCTAGATAAATCTCTTTTCCATAGCTCGTGCCATCTGCGATGCGCTCGAACGTCTTGCCATCATCAGCGATGATGTGCTTGCTATTGTTCTTGTCTATCTTCATATCCTAATCGTTTATATTGTTAATCCATACTTCTGTCTCTCCTCGTCTGTCAACTCGCTCCAACCGACAATCTTATCTTTGTGGGCACTCCAGTTCGTTGCCGCCTTGTATGCCTCAATCGCTGAATCTGGAACGTATATTTTAAGCTGCTCTACGTCCGGAATTGTTTCATTGTCTATAGTGCAAGGTGTGGCAGTTCGGGCAATGAGCTTCTGCATATTATAACATCTATCGTAGATGCCCTGATGACTAGTATTGGACTCTTTGCAAAGTGGCAGAAAACCGACCTTCAAGGCTGTGCTTGCGAATACTCTATAAAAATAAGTTTTCACGTTCTTATCAAACAAGTTGTACGGGAATTCCTCTAGATTGGAACAATCCTCGAAAAGTCCCCTACCGGATTCATCAAAGACGAAGGCTACTTTTACAAGCTTATCAAAAAGCCCTGCTGGAATTTCCTTTAAGGAAGTGCAATTAAAAAACAATCCAGAAGCTCTCTCCAGATTGACTAGCGGGTCGAAAAGCCCTGCTGGAATTTCCTTTAAGGAAGTGCAATAAGCAAACGTACCACTTTCCGTATAATAATACATTGATGTTAAATCTGCTATCGGTTCAAACAGTTTGGCTGGTATCTCTTTAAGATTAGAGCAATTTTGGAAAAAATTAGCCACGTTGTAATCGACATCATAGCCATTGTAGAATAAATCATCAGTGATGTATTCCAATTTACGTTGATACATAAAATATGAAATCCTAGCCTTTGATTTTCCGATGCCCCAAAAAGCCAAAACGGTATCTCTGTAAAAACTGATATCTGCTATTTTATCGTTTGCGGAATCTATAGAGATGTTATGCAAAGAATTGCCATCTGTATATGTATGTGAAAGTTCGGAATTTGTTGTTCCATCTCCCCAGTCCGTGATTATGTCACTTCCCAAAATCTTAATATTCGTGCCCAATACCAATAATTGCATCTTTCCATTAGGCTCTGGCTTCATCGTCATTATGTCAAATTCAATATTGTAAGTCTTCGATATTGTCTTGTCCGAACTAGACTGAATGGTTCCTCTATCTTCGCCTCCACTATATCGGATAACGTAATCGTAGCGTTCTCCTTCTGCCAATGGCACTTTTACCGTTCCCGAAGAAAGGTCGTATGTCAAGCCATTGATTTCCACGGTCGCTCCTTTTATTACTCCGTACTGGCTTACCACTTTGAAGGTGGCGAATATTGTTTTCAGTACGGTTCTTGCTGTGATTGTCAAATGAGGGAAAATGCTCTTCACTCTCTCGATGTCTTCCTCAGTAGCTTTAAGTACAACATATTTTCCGCTCAAATATGCAATTGAAGTGTACTCCCCATTGTCTCCGACACCCTTGATGTTCGACAGCTTGTTGAGTATCGCGAAATTCGCTTTCAGCGCATTGATGTTGGTGAATCTTACGTATACGAGTGCATTGTCCGAGGAAAGGATTTTCTCAGCAATGTCTAGTGGCTCGATATTCGGGCAATTCTCTATAACAAGTGTGGTTACGTTCGCCCACGAATCTACTGATAGACCAGTACCAAGCTTCGGCTGGTTCTTTAAAGTCAAATTGGTAATGGTGGCTGGGAGTTCCAAAATTCTAAGCACACCACCCTCAGCAAGATTCACGGCTGTAGCCTTCGTTCCCTTCGCATACACTTCCTCTATGTTCTCGCAACCGCTCACGTCAATGCTTGTGGTATAGTTGGGACAGTTCTGAATGTCCAGCTTGCGCAACTTCGCATTGTTGCCCAGCGAGAGAACGCTGAAGTTTCGGTTTTGATAGCCTGCCTTGGAAGAACCGATAATTAACTCCGTGATATTCGTTGCCTTCGATACATCAACCGTGCCAACGTATAGAGCCGACAAGTCGCCAATAGTCTTAATCATAGAAGCATTGTAGATAATGGTCTCGGTGTCGTTGAACTTGATGCCAGCAGGTGCAGTGATAGTCTTCACTTCTCCCTCTCGCATTCTCTCACTCTTGGTCACGCTACCCCAGCGAATAGTTCCATACATTGCCGAGAACGCACCGATGGTGATGTCTGCCTTTGGCTCGACACCTGCCCATACACTCGGTGTGTATGTTCGGAAAGTAATGTAGTCAGACAACGAAGAGCCTGCCTGGAACTTAGAATCCATGTACTTGAATCGGTTGTAGAGCCACCATCTTCTGTGTGCATCTCGGCTACCTTGGAGCGCATAGAGAAACGCACCAGTCTTCACGGTCTGTGCAGTTCCAGTGGAATAGTCAGTATATCCGTCAATCAAAGGCGATTCGTACTTGAAGTACCCGTCCTCATTGTAGACGCTCTCGCACCACTTGTCGCTCTGTCTTGTATTGCAGAACTCTATAGTCTTGTCGTAACTTAGAATGCCCTTCTGACGCAAGTCTTGGTACATCTTCGTGATGTCGGAAGAAAAAGCCTGTTCCACAAGCTCCCAAAGCAAGGAGTTTGCACCGTTCCATACATTCAAGTTACCGATAATGTCGTGTATTTCTATATCGTAGCTAAACTGAATTGCGCCCTCGTTATTGATACCGAAGACCGTATCATTATCATAGAAGATAAAAAGCCACTTTCCACCAACATAAAATGTTAAGAACTGGTTCTTCGCTCTTTGGTCAACCATTCCGAAAACCAAAGTGATGACGTAGTAGAAAATTATCGTCTTCTTGTCAAAATGCTCAGCGAACTCTGTCTTGAACTTCTCTATATTGTCCTTGCATAAAACCACCCAGGTGAACACTTCCCTCATGTGGGAAATATCCTCGTTTCCATCTGGATAACGACTCTCGAAATCGTTCTTCCATCCGTCACCGCTGAAATCGGCTGAACGGAAATTTGAGCGGTCGCTGGTGTTGTTCAGAAACTCCCACGATTCGTCCCCCTCTGAAAAGCCGAATGTGTTCTCTGCGCTCTTGTCGGTGTTGAAATTGTACTTACCGATGAACAGAGGTGTATCACCTGCGCTAGCACGATGGAAAATCAAGCAAGGCTCTCCGTACACCGTGGTACGTATCAAACCGTTCTTCTTTTGTGGTTCAGTCAAGATGCCCGCCTCCTTGAGCATCCACCCGATATAGTTAGCCAAACCGGTATTGTGTGTTCCGCTTGATTCTGCGAAGTCAGCCTTCCAGCAGAAGTTAATGGCAGGCAAAACGGCATTCTCGTCCAGCGTAAAGGCATCCTCGTGCTTTCCGCTCTCCGTCATATTGAAACCCTTCTTAAACTGCCCCTTATAGTTCTTTCGTGGGTAGTACTGGGAAGATGTACCCTGAACGTTCAAAACAACACCATCGGCAGTAAAGCTCTTCTCTGGATGGTTCTTGTCAACGTACTCAATGCTCACAGTTTTCTTGTCTCCCTTAAACTGCGATAACTCGCCAGTAATGATAAGGCAAGGTATCTGCTCCAGCATCTTAGAATAACTCAAATTGCCGTATGTATCATAGACTTGATTACGGTTGAAAATAGCCAGTTTCTTGTCTATATCGTCCATATCTGCAATATAGTTATCCAGTAGCTGCTGTGCATTGAGGTTGTTAGAATAGCTCCTGATGTTGTAGATGTCTATAGCGGCTGTCGATGATACTACGGTTATGTCCACTGGTGATGGCTGAACGAATCCGTCATTGGCTGGGTATTGCAGTGACTGCGATTTGATACCGTTGATATAAATCTGCATCAATCGGTTGTTGGCTCGCTTTTCAATCACGAAGGACACACGCACTCGCTCATCCTCCTTGTACTTGGTCTCCAGTGTTGACTGCTCCGAAGTTAGGGATATTGTGTTCGGGGTCAGTCGCAAACCAATGCCGCCCTGCTGACAAGAGAGAACAACACCTTCATAGTCCATCACTTGGCGAACAGCAAACTCAATCTCTATGGTCTTGCCAGTCTGTCTGATGTCCTTGGAGAATAATTTCAAAGGAATAGTCATTGCTGCTCCACCGCTCAATCGCATGGCTGTGTTGCCGTCCTTATCGACTATCCATCCGTTGGTTATGTAGTTCATCTCAGAGAACGAAGCTGCAATTCCATTGTTCTCCCATGTTTCCCTGTCTGTGTCCTGATTGCTCCTTCCCTGTGATGTCAAGAACAACTCAAGGTTCTGAGTTTCTGCCTCTGATGTGATAGAAGACTTGTCTACAGTCAATTGGAATGTCTTACTTACACTTCTGCAAGTTATCGTCATAGTGGCGTCTCCTTGGCTCATAGACTTGTATACCCACGATTGCTGGGTGCGGTCAACCTTTCTGGTTGCCACGATGGAGTCGTTAATCTTCAAAGCAATGTCTGCTGGGTTGTTCAGTGGGTCGTAGACCACAAAAGGAATGGAAACCGTCTCGTACTGCTTCATGTATATATGTTCCATGGTGCTAGCGATGATTGGGGTTTCGTTTCCTTGCTCGATACATACGAGTGCAAAGTTAAGGTGGTTACTCTTCAGTTCCAAACCATGCACGGATGCGGACAAATAAACTTCCAGGCTATGTGCTCCGTGCGCTTGCGCTGGAATATCAAAAGTCTGCTGACGGTTGTTGACATCAGTTTCTTCTTGGTGTATCTCCTTGCCGTCCAAAATAATGTGTACGGTCTTCTTGATGTTGCCGATAGGGGTGTAAACGAAAGGTATAACACCTTCGTATGCAGTCACGCTGTCGAAGCTGGAAGATACCATAAGGTTTACCATCGTCACTTCGTAAACATAGCTTCTAGAACTTCCCTCTGCATTGTCTATAGTAAATCTAATCTCGGTTACGTCCTCACCGATGTACTTAGTTACGTCTATAGTGTATGTATTACCAGAGCGCAAGGTTATTCTCTCACGCTGCTTACCTGCAACATAGACAGTGCAAGAACCGCTAACCTGAGAAAGGTCACCTTCATTCTCGTAATAAGACAAATACTTAAACTTAAAAGTCTCTGTACTCCCGGCGGTCGTATACTCGCTAGGTGTGACTAATATCGTATTTTTCATTGTCGCTTGTGTCGCTCCGGTGTTCGGAAGCTGAACTTGCGATACAACTAAATCTTCGTACTTTTCCGTGTCGGAATTATACTTTCTCATGGATTCTTCGTCTGCGAATATTTGCAAAAACTTCTTATCTTTAATTTGTACGCATCCACCCTTCTTGGTGAAGGTATTCTTGATGAGTTCCTGAACTCGTCTGCCCGACACTGGAAGGTTTCCTGTACTAGCATCCCCTCCCCAGTTAGTGTCTAGAGTTATTGGATTGTCAAAAACTTTTCCCATTGTTTATAATTTTATTTGTTTTTCCACCCTTCGTTATCTATCCACGGCTTCGAATTTATCCAACGACCACTCCCGAAGCAAGAGCGAACCGCCTGCCAAACTAGTTTCGTACCTTGATATACTGCTGCAATAATCCTGCCCTTGGCTAGTATTATAGCGATGTCATGCCCAAATGCCCTAATCATACCTATTCCTCCTCATAGACAAAATAAATCTTGCTTTCGTCCTTGTTGATTGAATTGTATTCTTTCTCTCCGAGGACGACAAATCTGTTTTCTAAGTCACTGAGTTTATCATTAACCTCTCCTATACTGTTGAGGTTACCCATCAGAAGCCATCCTGCCTCTGCTCCTTTCTGGAAGGCATAGATGTTGCCGTTTTCTGCCTGAGACTGATTGTCCTTATCATAGACGGCAACCAGCTGGCCAAAACGAAGTGGCTTGCCATTTGTACCTACAGGAGCAGAGCTGTCTGCATTCATGGCAGCAAAGCTCTTATAGACCTTGTGGATTCCAAGTCCTTCTGCATTCTGCTCCATATCGGCAAGGTATGCCAAAGTATCGGCATGAAGGTTGCCAACTTCCTCTGGGGAGATACTATCTACCTGCGTCTTGCGACGCAAGGTTTCTGCACGCTGTTGTAACTTGTAGATTGATTCCATAGTTTATCTGTTTGATTTAAACTCACTATATTTGAATGTAACAGATACAGGAATAATAGGAAATTCATAACTATCATTATAGAAGTCTTCAGGGAAACCTCCTTCTGGCTGTAGAAGGACTACTGGAGCAACAGGCTTTGCACAAACAGCAAGTTGGTATTTCTTTCCAAGATAATCAAATGTAGGACTGACCTTTCCTTGCAGATACTCACTATCGTTGCTGTCATCAAACCTAAAGAGCATTCCTTTTGAAAGAGCTCCAGCAGAAGTGTCCCAACTCTTAGCCGATGTACTGATGTTGATTGTAAGTTGTCTTTCATTGTCTGCCTCGTTGACTTTAACCTTACCCGAATATCCATTAAAGAAGGTGACTTTTGCATTTTCCTTGATTGAGCCAAGACCAAGGGCAGAGGAAAGCAAATCCAGCAAGGGATGCAAATTATATAAATTATAGGCTTGGTCAGCACCTGTTGAATCCGTACTCGCATAAACCTCCTTGGATTGAGTGCAATTTCGATTTTGCCCATCTTCAAAAGTTCGGACATCTTCTTCCTTGTTTTTGACGCATATATATATAGGTTGATTCCAATTATCTATAGCCAAAGGAGTGTCTGGCCATGAGAGAAAGTCACCATCCACTACAAGCGTTCCTGCGGACAAAATGAATTTTGTCTGCATCTTTTCCGCGTCAATTTCTGGATTTATAAAGTCATAGTCATCCAGGATGAAAACATTTGTCTTAGCAAAGGCCAACAACAAAGGCTTGATGGTTCCGACTATCATGTCTTGGAGTGTCTTCAAGTCATCCAAGCAGACGGGCTGACCACCCTCACTAAAAATTAGCTTATTCATAATCATATAATTTTATGCTGTACGTGCGTCCAGCTGGTTTGTAAAACGATAACAGTTCTTTTATCCTTGTAAGGTTTTTGCCCTTGTATTTGTCTTCATTGGAGTCAAGCGATGTACAAAGAAACGTTGGAACCCATACGACGAAACTGTCTTTGTAACTGCTTTCTTCCTTGTATTTCAAAATGACACCAGTCTTTGAATCCTTATGCAAATACTTGCATGGTGCATCCTCATGCTTGAAATGCCAATAGTTTGTCAAGTCTTCCTCTTGCGTCTCGATGTAAATTTGAAGATCTGACAGGAAGAACGCATCATTCAAGATTTTTTCCAAGTATATGACATTGGCCGTGATGTCAAGTTTTTCCGATACATTGTCACGATGCTCCATCAGTTTGCCGTAGATGAATGCCAATGGTAAGATGAGAGCCTTCAACAGGGCTATGAGAAACTTACTTCTCAAAATAGGTGGAAGTAATTGTACCACCAACTTCGTCAAGTCAATCCTGTACCACATAATTCAATGAGTTTGTGAGACCTTCTGCGATGAAGCTACCGCCCAAGGCCGTATAGTTATTTCCTTTAATCTCTGTGTAGCTCGTGCCACCATCTTCCATGTAGGAGCATTCTCCAAGTTCCACATCGTTCACTCCATCAACATTCAGAATGGCATTTGTCAGCTTAGTCTTGTTGAAAGTTCCACCATATACGATGCCACTCAAATATGAGTTTATGGCATTCTCCACAGGCTTGCTTCCATCGGATATAAGAGTGCCATCCGAATTGATTACCAGTGTGTCAACATAAATCTTAGCCCTGATGATAATTCTGTCTGCTTCCTTGGAACGGATTGAAAGAACCACTCCTGCGACTTTCACCCTATTCATATACTGCTTGAACACCGTTAAAACGTCGTTTGAAATGGCCACTGGCTTGCCGTCTTTGTCACCGCTCACAAGTATTTGTACGCTCGTGCCTCGATCTCTCACCGCTGCATACTTCACCACTTGCTTGCTTTCGTCGATGTTGGCATACATATACTGTTGGGTGGTCTCGTTCAACACGAGGCTGTCACCATACTGGAAAGCCTTTGCCATCTTGTAGTACCAGGGCACGGAGGCTACCACGGCCATAGAGATCTTTTCATCCACATCTTTTATATATAGCTCGAAGATGGATTCAAGCACATGGCAGCAAGCTGCTACGATGAAGAAGATGATGTTCTCCAAACTCACAGATGAGAAGCTACCGTTCCATGTACTGCCTTCCTTCAGTCCATATTTCTCACGGATGGTGGCATCAGCCATGAAAGCATCCGTCATTGTCTTTTTGATTTCTGCTACAGTTCTTGCCATGTTACTTAAACTCTTGAGTAAATTCCTCGCCAAAGATTCTCAGACGGACATTGCCGTTGTCCCTGGCAGTAGCAGGAGATACGTCATTGTTCTTGCAGAAGTTCTGCATAACCCGATTCCATGTTCCTTCAGGCAGAGTAAGTTCTGTCCCCGGTTCCGGAATCTCAGTTATACTGATTCCGTTTTTCTGGGCGATAGCCACCATAGCCTCCCATGATCCAAACTCCTGGATGGCGATGTCTACCATCGTCTGTCCGTCCTTAACCTTTGTCTTCATATCTATTTATTTTTTATATCCCACACGAAAATACCAGGTGATAAACAGGATAAAACAGATGAACAACCCAGTAAAAACATATACTCCCCATTTATGGGACGGAGGCTCTACTACCTCTTTCTGAATGTTTTTATCCATGTCATGCCGTTTGTCTGTCTCCAACTTCTTGGATTCATACTGTTTCTGGTTTGTGTATTCATTCTTATTTGATTTCAGTTTCCGTTCCGTGTCCCGATACCGCTCCTTGCTCAGAATGTTGCCCTGGCTGTCAAGAACCAGCACCAGGGAATCCCTTACCTTAACCGAATCAATCAGGTTGTACTCATACCGGATCATTACGGAATCCTTGAAGACAATGGAGTCACGGATATTCACGGAGTCCTTCACCACTAGCTTCTGGGATGAATCCATCCGCTTGCTGGAACCACAGGCAGCAAACATGATCACTGCCAGGAGTAAATAAATGTAATGCTTCATATCGTTATAATTTAGATGTCCTTGTACTCTTCCTTGGCATAGAAGCAAGGGCAAACCTTGATCCATTCGTTGGAAGTAATCTTGCCGTCATGATTTAAGTCCGGACTGAAATCACGGTGTCCCTGGATGATGGCATCAGGATATGACTTGCGCAAGAGCTTCAGCAGACTCACCAGAGATTTCTTCTGTGCCTCTGTTCGGTTATCAACAGGCTTTCCCTTCTCGTCGATACCACCGATGTAGGCGATGTTGATGAGCTTTGAGTTCCAGCCTTTCACTCCATTGCTGACCTTCTCGACACTGAGCATCTGATTGATGGTTCCATCGGGAAGAATTACATAATGATAGCCGGGCTTTTTCCAACCTATCCGTTTGAAATGAAGTTCCAGCTCCTTCACGGTCGTAGATTGTTTACTTGCCGTGCAATGAATTGCGATGTACTTGATTTCTCTCATTTTTTATTTAATGCTTCGAGGGCTTTTTCTACGTCCTCCGTTTTAATATTCATTTTACTCGCGATCTCACCCACAAGAGCCTTCTTCAGCAGTTTAAGGAACGGCATGTTCGGGAAACAGATCAGCATACTTGCTGCTGTACTGAAAAGCTCCACGAGGATGATGCAGATGCAGATTACGCTTGTGGTGAGTCCGTTACTCACACCGATGAGTTTGTCGATAAAGATAAAGATCAGAATCACGGACCCATATACTGCCAGCTTGCTGAATGAGTCCCTGGCAAGTTCACTTCTGGTGAAGCGTTTCTGCTTCAAGCTGGAGAGAATGCCCCAGAAGGCATCCATCACAACCGCCCCGACGGTGAACCCCACCATAATCTCATATCCTGCAAAGAAATTGGCGATTATTAGGAGAAGGCACAAACACCATCCCCATACGGTGGAAAACACCACCGTCAATTTATTCAAGAAATGTTCTAAGATCATTGTTATGTTCATTTTAATATTTTGCTTCAATCTTAATGCCTGTCATGGTGATTGTCACCTTGTCAACGGTCTGTCCGTCCATCTCCAGCTGTTCCTTGATCAGGGTTCTCCAGTAGATGGGATCATTGTCAAGCAGCATGTCGCTGATACCGACTCCCACGGATGGATTCTCCTTCAGCTCACCCTTATGGAGGGAAAGCACCAGTGCCTGATTCTGTCTGAGCACATCACCCACGAACAGGCTTCCATGCTTCACGATTGGCTCCAATATAGGAGAATCCTTGTTGTATTCAAGTTGTATTCCTTCCATGTCAATGCTTTATTTTAACATCCTCATAGTCGCCCTTGTCGAACGTCTTTGCGGATTCCATTGGTTTAACTGTAGTGAAGGTTCCACCGGGATGGTTCACGGTCACCTGATGGGTGTGGCTGTTGAAGGATTCCACAAGCTCGTTGATTTTATCGGTCAGCTGGCCAATATTGATGAGTCCTCCCAGCTTGCCGCCATTGATGACGATGGTTTCGATGTGGTCCACCTGTAGAACGACAAGTTCCGTGAGGTCTCCCGACAGGCTGCCAATGGTCACGGCACTCCCCACCTTTGGGGTGATGAGCATCAGTCCGTCGTCGGCAAGTTCTGATGCTTTGAGTCTTACTCCAGGGATGTTGATGTTTCCCACGGTCACCTCACAGAGGTTGCCGTCAACCGACTTCACAATTCCCTGATAGATGGAGATGGTCTTTCTTCCACCTGCCACATTTCTCAAATGTTCCTGCAACTGTCTGTAATCATCCATATCCTAACTGAGTCTGAATCCCAAATTAACTTTTCTCTTGCCACCTTCTTTTGAGAACTCCGTTGTCACGGCCGTCACGAAGTAGGTTCCATCCTTGTAGGGATAGTCCGCATCATGGAGAGTCACGCTGTCTGACGGTCTGCATACCGGGATGAGCCACCCCGTGATGCTTCCCTCATAGCCATCAAAGCTTCTGCGCTTCACCTCCAGTTCACCACGAGCCTTCATGGATGCCTCGTCGTTGGTGGCACACTTGATTTCTATCCTGTCTCCTCCAGTTGAGCCTGTCTCGATTTCCTTGACGGTTCCGTCTGGCATCAGAGCCTTCACGATGACCTGTATCTTCTTGTCTTCTGCCCGATGGTAGGTGAGGTTGTCTTCCTCCACGTTCAGGGCAAAGTCATAGAAGCATTCCACTCCCATCTTCTCGCCTGGAGGATGAATGTGCAGGGTCTCGTCCTGTAGATAGATGTCCGCCCCACATTCCTCCTGCACCTTTTTCAACACATCATAGCCAGTGGCATTGTTGATGACAAACTTGTTGTATGTCCAGGAGTAGGAGCACTCCACCTTGAATGACAATCCACATCCGGTTACCACCTTTGAGAGAAGATCCTTGAGGGGAACCTTCATCAGAACCTCGTTTCCGATGTCCTTTCGGAACAGAAAGAGGTCATCTTCGCAATGCAGTTTGATATTTCCTCCGTCGGTCGATATGCGCTGAAGCCATCCCTCGAATTCCGTTTCAAGTCCCGGCTCCTTGTAGCCTAGGGTAATGATCACCTTGTCACCACGGTGAAGTTTATCCTCTATCTGGAGAGCCTTGTTGTATTCGGATGCAGGGAGTGTGATGACTGCCGTGTCTGCCAGGAGTTCCACGCTCCGGTGGATTTCCACCTTGTCAATCATGCAAAGCTTGTATTTGCCGATTCTTATGTCAAAAGCCATTGTGTACATATCATCATGCGTTTAAGTCATCACGGCTCAGAAGCAACTTGTAGATGTCGTCACTGTATGCCTGGATGGTATAGTTCTGATTTGCCGTTCCCGATGTGAACGGGATGTCCCAACTCTCGATGGCAAGCTGGCTGATTCCGAAGATTTCGAGCAAAGGATTGAGCACCTTCACATGACCAGCTTCACAGAAGTTTCTAAGCTTTGCCACATCTGCTTCAGGATATTTACCATCCTCACCAAAGAGGATTCCCTCAATCCTCACGCTGTAGTCATCCTGCGTCCACCTCTCCTTGATGCTTCCCTTGATGGTTCCCTTCGACACATGTCGCCTGGTGAGAATGTTCTGACCATTCAGACTGATCATCGGTTCCGTAGGGAAAAGCCATTCCTTCGCACCAGACTCCTCCAGCTGAAAGCGGAGAGGCAGCACCATGGGGATTCCCCTTGCATTGGTACGTACCACGTCGGCAAGTTCCTCATCGGTCATCTTGTCAACATCGAATCCGGAACTCTCCGGAATGGTCTTTGCCGCTGACAGGTAGCCAAGGTTCACACCATGGAAGTTGTTCTCACGGAACAGCCAGTATGGTGGAATCTTGGTGAGTCCCATGGCTCGCAAGGCCAAGTTCTGTAATATGAATCTATTCGTTGTGCTCATCGGTCTGTACTTGTTGCTATTGACAAGGCCCGGTTCATGCACTGGAGCACGACACGCTCCAGCTCCGCTGTGTCCGTCTTGTCGTTCATTGTCACTTGAATGTTGTCGAAGAACTTTCCTATGGTGATGTGAATGTTAGAACTTCGGGAACCGCCTGTGGCCAGAGCTTCGGCTGTGGACTTGCCACCACGTCCGCCTTTACTGCCACTACCAGCCTTGCCGCCACTACCAGAGCCGAACATCACGTCTTGCGTGCTTCCCTTCAGCCCCGGTTTGGCAATGCTACGGTGTGGTGCTTGGGCTGTTTTATGAGGATATAGGGTCGAGCCTTTTCTGCCTTCTTCTCTTGAATGCCGCTGATAGTTGTTCCTGATTCCATTTGCGAGAGTCTTTGTATTACCCACGGCATTGGCGGCAGCATTGACTCCACTGATTTTCTTGGCTCCCGAAACTGCATGATTCCAGGCCGCCTCGAAGTTTCCGTTGAAGAGTTCTCCCAGAGCCTTGCCCAGTTCTCCAACACCACTGAGCAAATCCTTGATTCTATCCGTCACGTAGTTCTTGATGATGGAGCCAAAGCCCTTCATGGTGTCCCACATGGTGAGGATGAAGGCACGGAACCCGGCAAATCTGTTCCAGCAGTACACGATGCCAGCTGTGAGGGCGGCGATGCCGGTAATGATCAGTCCTATAGGATTGGCATTCATGGCAGCATTCAGCAACCATTGTACACCTGCCCACACCCTGGTGGCTCCACTCACCACCGTGATGATTGTACCGTAGGCAGCCATGGCTATGTTGTGAAGGTTGAAGGCAATGGTGGCAACGCCAATGACAGATGCCACATATCCTATTTCGGCTCTCCATCTGAAGAAGAATCCGATGGTTGAAGATACGGCATCCGCAAGCCATCCGAACAGTCTTCCTGCAATATTGGAGATGAGAGCGAGACCATCCCATACTGGCTGCAAGTCGGTTGCCCACAAAGCGATGGAGTCAACGACATCAAGGACACTTCCCGAAACATCCTGAAACAGGTCGATGGCTTGCAGGATGAACGGCTGTATCTTGTCATACACATCCACGGCCCGCTGCTGAACCAAGCCGATAGCCGTGCTCCATTTTCCTGCAACGGTCTTGCTCTGTTCCTCCATCATGCCATGGAACATACCTCCAACACCTGTTGCATGCTGCAAGGCAGCAGATACGGCATCCACGCCAATCTTTCCCTTGCTCATCATGTCTTGCAGTTCCTGGTAGGACTTGCCCGTCATGTTCTGGAGTTCCTTCAATGGGTTGAATCCTGCATTGATGAACTGCAACAGGTCCTGACCCGACATCTTTCCGGCAGCACTGACCTGTCCGAACACAAGTGCCAGGGAGTTGAGCTTCTCTGAGTCGCCCATGGAAATGTCTCCCAGCTGCTGGAGCCGCTGCATGACATCATCACCAGCCACGCCAAAGTTCAGAAGCATCTGTGCTGCACCCTCCAGGTTGAGATTGGAGAATGGGGTGGCTGCTGCGAACCCGTTGATCTGTTGTAGCAGTTCCCCTGCCTTGCGCTCATCACCCACCAGTACACGGAAGGCAACACTTGTTTTCTCTGCCTGTGACCCCAATGCCGTGATTGCACCGATGCCAGCACCGATGATGGTATAGGGATTCATTAGGAAGTCCATGCCGGGCAGAGACATCAGGGAGTTCTTGAAGTTGGAGAACGAGAAGGCCTCCTGAAGGCGTGTCCTTACGGATGTAGCCTTTCGGGATATGCTATCAAGTTGTTCAGACGTGCGCCTTGCAACGCTCATCACGTTGCCCTCGCTTGCCTGAAGCTTGATAAGAAACTGTAATACACTTTTAGCCATCTGTCCTGTTCTCTGCTATTTTTATATCCTTCAAATATCTGATAGTCCACGCCCACTGTTCATCGGGAAGCGTGTCGGGATCCAGACATAGATTATATCTCAGTAAGGTATCGATATACAAGATGCTGCTTGCATCGACATCCTCTATACCTGCATCCTCTAGAGTTTTTTTATCTCAGCCTCCTTCACCTTCAGAACTTCTTCAAGCTGGGAACATGCGGCAAAGAAGAGATCATCATCGGTAAGGATTTCCTCATCACCATCGAGCCACAGCTGCTTGAGTAGGGTTTCCTGCATCTTGATCGGGTCTTTCACCACGCTCACGTAACTGAGATCCTTGCGTGTCGGCTTACGGATGATGCACGACTTTCCGCCTGTCTCAATCTGGAAGATTTCGCCATGCTGCTTCTTCCAGTCTTCCACTTTCTGCTTATCTATTTTCATTTTCAAATCGTTTTTGAATGTTATTTGAATGGTGTTCAAACGCTATGCGCCCTTCTTGTCGAGGAAGATAAAAGGAAGCACCTTCTCCTGGAATTTGTCTCCCTGCTTCCATGCGGTCTTGTCTTCAGTAAATTCCGCACCCACGAGGATGTCCGTCACGATGGCATCACCCTTGGAGGCATTGCCGTAGGCTACCACGATGTCGAACGAAGCGTCAAGAATGTCTCCACCACAAGCCTGTTTCAACGACTCGTACTCGCTTTGGAGCAAGGTGATGGAACCCTCATACGACTTGTTGCCTCGCTGGATGCCGTGCGGTTTGTTACCCTTGGCATATACGGCTTCCTTCTCCTGCTTGGGATTGTACTCTACGGCACGGAAGCCAGTGACAGGTCGGCCAGCCAGAACCACGGAGATGTCTGCCCATTCATATTCTCTTGAATTAAACATAATCTTTAACTGTTGCTAGTTTCTACCAAAAAGCCCAGATTTACGTCCACATATCGGGCATAACCGTATGGGCGTACCTTCAGAGTTACGAGAACCTTGGATGTACTGAGCACATTCTGTGTCTCGTCGATGTAACACTTGCATCCCTCGCCATCGGAGGATGCACACAATTCACCATTGGCGGTCATCTGCTTGTTGATGCCGTTCTCCACGGTCTGCTGCCAGCTCTTGACGATGCCTACCTGCAAGGTTCCGTCTTCGTTGACTTCAAGTTCATCGAGGAGCATGTCAAGCAGCAGGTTGTAGGCAATGCGGTAAGCCTTGTCAATCACCCTGCGTGTGGCAATGTGCGAATAATCACCAGTAGGGTCACATGCCAGGTTGTCGTCTGCATAGAAATAGCCTGTTCTGCCTACATATTTACGGGGTACGATGTAGCCCTTCTCGAAGATGCCTCTGATGGCACTCTCCGACTCATCAACCTTGCTTGCACCCACGAACATCTTCAATGGGGCAAGAGAGCCATCCTTCACCCGTCCAATATTGCGCTGCACAGGAATGCTTGCCACACGGCCAAGCAAGGTTCCGATACTTGTGCCCTTGGATGAAGCCACGGTGTCACCGATGGTGATGCCTACACGGTCGTATTTCTCCTGGGTCATGTCCTTCAGCTCCTTGGAAGAATCATAGTTTCTTCCCTCCAGGATGAAGAACAGAGGAGCATAGAGGTCAGTGGTTGCCCATTCTGCCAGCTGCTGTGCCTTAGGCAAAGCTGTGAACACATCGGGGTCAAGTCCTTCTGCACTTTTCTCCGTAGTACCAGTGTTGAGGTTGGCGATACCGATACCTCTGAGGTTGCCGTTCTGCTTGGCAATCAGGTCACGTGCGTATCCTGCATTCGTCTGTGTATAGTCACAGAGGGCAGTCACGGTTGTTGTTGGGGCCACTGGGTAGAGGATGAGCTTTGTGCCAGCATCTGCCTCGTCATAGAACTCAGATACCTGCTTGTAGAGGGCTGCGTTGTTTTTCGAGGTGACGCCAAGAGCTGCGAGGTCATCCATGCTCGTGATGGTATAGGCAGTATTGAGCACCATCGTGCTTGCCACAGCCGCTGCACCGCAAATGAGGGCCATGAGGCCGTCGGCACTTTCACCGACGGTTCCCAGCTGGCCATTGAGAAACTGAATTTTTACTCTTGGTAAAATCATAGAGTCTGTATTAATGAGTTAACGGTTAGGCTGCGTTGCTCTCGATGATGACTGCGATGCCCTTGCCATCGTAGCGACGTGGAGAGCCTCCAGCGCGAACGAGGAATGAATAGATGTCACCATAGTAGGTTGGGCTGCCTGTATCATCGAACATCTTCACATCACCGAGGGCACGGCTCACACAGTCCTGCTGCCAGGCAAGACCTGCCGCAAGCTCAGTTGCTACTGCTTCTTCCTCCCATTTCAGCAAGGCTCCACCATTGGCGGTTGTACGGAGCACCTGTGAACGCTGCATGATCTCAAAGCCATAAAGCTTGCCGAGAACGCCTCTTGAGGCATCGGCACAGGAGAGGAATGCTGAAAGTTCCTTGTCGGTCAGGTCGTCGAGCAGGTCAGCATACATGACGGAGTCAACGAGCAGGAAGCGGTTCTCTGCCGGAACATCGTCCTTGTTGAACTGAATCATGGCCTTCATCACGGCAGCCTTGGTAAACTTCTTGCGGTTGCCTGTGGCTGTACCTGAAGTATGCGCCTCACGGGCATCACCTGTAGTAAAAATCTTATTCTTCAAACTTCCAGCCCACTTGTAGAGCAGGTTCTGGGCAGCCGTCTTCTGCAACTGCTTGCGGTCGTTGGCAAGGATGCTGTTGCGCTTGTTGTATGAAAGCTCCACGCTGTCCACGTCGGAGAGGTGAATAGGGTCTGTTGTCAGCTCGTCGATGTCGTAGGTGAGTTCCTGGTCAGTTCGTTCCTTGATGGTCGCTGGCTTCTCAGATCGGTTGATAACGACACTCGAAGGTTTACCTGCGTTAGGGATGTGAACGGTCTTGACGTTCACGAAGTCGGAGTCATCAATACTTTTCGCCATGAAGGAATCATCAGGGAAGAAATTCTCGACGATGGTATTGATCCAAATTTGTCTGTTTAATGCCATTTCTTTAAAATATTAAAAGTTATTACTCAATGTAGTCCACACCGAACTTCTGCTTGTAGAGGTCCTTGAAGAGTGTGAAGTCCTGCTGCTTCAAAGTGCCAAGGTTGTTCTCCTTGTCAATCTCGTCCCAGCTCTTGTTTGCGAAGCTTCCAGCACCATGCTGGTCAGGATGGATGAAGTCAACCGCACGGTTCTGTACCCGGCCCTTCATGCCGTCGATGAGCTTGATGGCGTTCTCACGGTCGTTCTTCAAGAGGTTCTTGAAGGTTTCCACCTGCTCCTGGGCAATCTTGCCAGCCTTGACAGCGTTGCTGATGAGGGTTTCATCCTTTTCCTTGTGCAGCTTGTCAAGTTCCGCCTTGTAGGTCTCAACGGTCTTCGACAGGGCATCAGCCCTGGTTGCCTTGTTTGTCAAATTTACGATGTGTGCCAAGATCGCACTTGAATCCGCCTTGTCTTCAAAAGTCGGAATCTTCTTGATGTCATCTAATAATGCCATTTCTCCTTTGTTTTGTGGCTTGAAGTCAAGCCGGTTATTAAAATAGTTATAAATACCTTCAGTAGTAGTCGGTGGGTCCGCCACCTCATCCATCTCATAGATGCCATCCACAAGTTTCATCTCAAGAGCCTCGCTTGCGGAAATCCAGTGATCCTGCCCATCGAAGTATTTCTTCTCAACCTCCTCTGCCGTCATGCCGAGGCGTTTGGCAACCATGGTGGCGAGGTTGGTCTGCAATTTTTCCATCTGCTCCGCTGTCTGACGGAGTTCGGAGGCATTGCCGTATGTGCCACCGCTCACGTTATGAAGCATAAGTTTGGCATAGGGACTCATAAGGAGAGGCTTTCCACATAAGGCAATGATTGCAGCGATGCTCGCTGCCACTCCATCAATATATATGGTGATGTCGCCCTTGGATTGTCGGAGGGCGTTGTAGATGGCCATACCGCTGAAAACATCTCCACCCTGGCTGTTTATGCGCACCTCGATCTTGCAGTCCTGGTTCTCATTTGCGAAAAGCTCGCTAACCACACGGCTGCTATCTACGGAACATCCTTCTCCGACTTCTCCATAGAGCATGATGATGGTCTTGCCATCACCTTTTATTATATTGCTAAATTTCTTTTTCATGCTCGAATTTTTCTGCAAATATCGGGACTTTTTTCGACTTATGCAAATGTCGGTTCTAGCGTGAACTCCGTGGGCATCAACGTAGTGTTCATGAGCATCACCCTAGAAAGACGATTTCTTTTTTTGCCATTTTATTCAGACCTTTGCAGTACAAAACTCTATTTATATGGTAAAAAGTAACATTAACAAGAAGGATATTGCCAAGGATCTCTACCTCAAGGGCGGATGCACCCAGGAAGAGATTGCTGCCAAGGTGGGAACCACCAGACAGACGGTTTCCCGATGGGCAAGGGAAGGCAAATGGGAGGAACTGCGTGCCTCGTTCACCATTTCCACGGAAAACATCCTTGCAGGAATGATCCGGCAGGTAAGCGAGATTCAGAACCAGGCAAACGCACGAAAGGATGGTGAGCGTTCCTTCACCCCAAAGGAGGCGGACACCGTGGTCAAGATTACGTCAGCCATCAAGAAGTTGCAGAACGATGCTGGTATCACCGACATCGTCAACGTGGGCATCAAGTTCACCAACTGGCTCCGTGGCATCGACATCGAGAAGGCGAAGGAGTACAATGAACTCTGGGATTTATTCATTAAAGATCAGCTGAAATGACACAAGATGAAAGAAACGCCTTGAAAAGGTGGGAAGAACACCACAAGGCCCTTGCTGCCGATGTACCTGTGGAAGACTGGCTCTCACAGAGCGACATCGGCCGGAAGAGAAAGAAACTGGAGGAAGACCCGATTGCATGGATCACATACTTCTTCCCCAAGTATGCCAAGTATGAGTTTGCGCCCTTCCATGTACGTGCCATCAGACGCATCATCGAGCATGATGAATGGTACGAGGTCCTGTCATGGAGCCGTGAGCTTGCCAAGTCAACGGTGGCAATGTTCATCTGCATGTACCTTGCCCTGACAAAACGGAAGAAGTTCTTTGTCCTGGCATCGGCCACCATCGACTCTGCCAAGCGACTCCTTGCACCCTACAAGATCAATTTCGAGTCAAACCCTAGAATCCGTCAGTTCTACGGTTCACAGATGACCCTCGGACAGTGGACGGATGGAGAGTTCACGGCCAAGTGTGGAGCCAAGTTCTTCGCCCTGGGTGCTGGTTCCGCTCCACGTGGTGCTCGTAATGAGGACATCCGACCGAATGTCATCTACATGGATGACTTCGACACCGATGAGGATTGCCGCAACCCGGAAACGTTGAAGAAGAAATGGGACTGGTTCGAGGCTTCGCTTTATCCTACACGTTCCATCTCAGAACCGACCCTGATTCTCTGGTGTGGCAACATCATTGCCAAGGACTGCTGCATCAGGCGTGCTGGTGAAAAGGCAAAACACTGGGACATCGTGAACATCCGTGACAAGAACGGACGTTCCACCTGGCCAGCCAAGAACACGGAGGAACAGATAGACACCGTGCTCTCCAATATCTCCACCAAGAGCGCACAGGCAGAGTACTTCAACAATCCGGTGAGCGAGGGAACCATCTTCAAGTACCTGCCGTTCGGCAAGGTTCCGCCTCTCAGGAAGTTCAAGTTCCTCATACTCTATGGTGACCCTGCCTATTCCGATTCAAGGAAGAAGGCAAGTTCCACCAAGGCTCTGTGGCTCATCGGCAAGTACAAGGGCGTGTACTACATCATCAAGGGATTCCTTGCCCGTGAACTCAATGCCACCTTCATCGGCTGGTATTTCGACATCATGGACTATGTGGGAGGAAAGACCAACGTGTATTGCTACATGGAGAACAACAAGCTCCAGGATCCTTTCTTCAACCAGGTGTTCAAGCCCCTGCTGCGTGAGGAATGCAAGGCCAGGAACAGGCAGCTCTACATCAAGGGCGATGAGCGCAAGAAGACCGACAAGGCAACCCGTATTGAGGCGAACCTGGAGCCGATAGACAGAAATGGAGCCTGGATCTTCAACGAGGAGGAACGTGACAACCCGCACATGCAGGAACTCATCAACCAGTTCAAACTCTTCGAGATGCACCTTCCATACAATGCCGACGGTCCCGACTGCATAGAGGGCGGAATCACCATCCTTGAAAACAAGGTCGTGGAGATGGAGCCGACTGTCACCATCTCATACGAAGAACTCAATGATAACAACCCATACAGAATGTAACTATGGCAAAATTCATCAACACATCGGACTACGATGCCACCATACATCGTGAAATCCTCGATTCCCTGCTCCGCAAGGAGTCAGCCACCTACGACCCACAGATTATTGAAATCTGCGAGGACAGGGCTATAGCAGAAATGAAGGGCTATCTCAACAAGACCTACGACTGTGAGAAAATCTTCTCAGCCGAAGGAGAGGAAAGAAACGCCCTCATCCTCATGTTCGCCATCGACATCACCGTCTATCACATCTTCTGCCAGCACAATCCCTACAAGCTGGCTAAGATACGACAGGACCGATACGACCGGGCCATCGAGTGGCTCAAGGGAGTGATGAACGGAGACATCACAATCGACGGTGCTCCAAAGCTGCCCGATGATGAGGTGGCAAATAACTCAAGATGGCAAATCATGGCAGATGATGTCAGACCCACATTATTATAATATAATTAAGGTAAGAAATGAAAAAGCAAAAGAATAGACTCGGACGCAAGCCTGGCAATGGCAGTTCCAGCAAGATAATACAGGGTGGTTTCAGAAAGATTGCAGGAAACCGCCCACCAGACGTGTTCCTTCAGATGCCTGAACTTTTCATGTTCAACATGAAGGACTACATGGATTCAGTAAGAAACGCCAAGAGCATTGATTTCTCCTATCGTGTCAAGCTCTTCGACATGTACGAGTCGGCACAGCTCGACCTTCACCTCTCCGGTGTGCTCGACAAGCGACTCCGTGGCGTAACCCGAATCCCTATTGAGTTCCAGCGTAACGGCAAGCCGGATGATACCATCAACCGACAGCTTCGCTCTCCATGGTTCAAGCAGCTGTGCAAAGACCTGGTGATGTCACAGTTCTACGGCTTCACCCTCGTTCAGTTCTACCTCGACGATGAGGGCGATATTCGCTACGATCTCATCAACCGCAAGCACTACGACCCGGTATTCCATAAGATTCTGAAATACCAAGGCGATCTGGATGGAGTTGACATCGAGAACTTCTCCAATACCCTGTTTGTAGGTACGGAGCGTGGACTTGGCATCTTTGCAGAGATTCTTCCTGCCGTCCTCTACAAGCGTGGAGACATGAGCGACTGGGCGAAGTTCTGTAACATTTTCGGGATGCCTATCCGTGAGTACACCTACGATGCCGGGGATGAGGATGCCCGAAAGAAGATTATTGCCGATGCTAGAAACCAGGGAAGCAATGCCGTGTACATCCACCCGAACGAGAGTGAGATGAAACTGATCGAGGCTGGGAACAAGACAGGTTCTTCTGCCCTTTACCAGAACTTTGCCGAGTATTGGGACAGCAAGATCTCCATTCGTGTGCTGGGCAACACCCTTACAACAGATGCAAAGGACACGGGAACCCAAGCCCTCGGAACCGTACACAAGGAGGAAGAGAATGACATGAACGTGGATGACCGCAATTTCCTCCTCGACATTCTGAACTACGACATGAAGCCTATCTTCACAAGCCTGGGCTTCAATGTGGAGGGTGGAGACTTCGTCTACGCCCACAAGGATAAGGTGGACACCCAGGAGATGCTCAACGTGGTGAAAGGCATGAAGGAAATGGGCTTACCGATGGATGATGACTGGCTCTATGAAACATTCGGCATCGAGAAGCCGAAAGACTACGACAAGCAGAAGGAAAGCATCGAGGCACAGAAGCAGGTCATCCGTGAGAGCCTTCAGAGAGCAGGGGAAGAACCCCACAGGGAAGAGCCTTTGAACACTGATAAAAAACCGTTCAAAGACCGCTTGAAGAGTTTTTTCGGAGTAGCCCCAGCTATCGGGGCGGACACCGACTTCTGATTGATACGCTTTATTATGGAGACCATCAATGCCAGTGCGGACACCACCATTTCGACAACGTGGATGGTGCAATCCGCTTCAATGCAGACATTCTCTCCCAGTTCCTGAAAACCATTTATCGGGGCTTCGATACCGAAAACGGAATAGAGGGAGCCATGTGGCGTGAGGTGCTGCGTGTCATCAACGAGGGAACCGTGGAAGGTCTTGCCAAGGCAAAGACCCCACCAACCCATGAGGAAGACTTCTACCGGGCACTCAGACACTCCAACGAGGTGTTTGCCGCCTTCAAGGTTCACACCATGGGCAAGGAGATGGCCTCAAAGCTCTATGATGCCGACGGCAAGCTGAAACCTTTCTCCAAATGGGTGGAAGACGTGCGCTCCATCAGTTCCCACCAGGTGGGTTCCTGGCTGAAGACTGAGTATGATACGGCCGTAATCCGTGCGCACGCTGCTGCCGACTGGAGAGAGTTCAAGAGAAACAAGGACATCCTTCCAAACCTCAGATGGATGCCTACCACCTCGAAGGAGCCGGAGAGAAACCACAGGGTCTATTGGAAGATGAAACTCACCCTCCCGGTAGATGATCCTTTCTGGAATGAGCATCACCCAGGTGACCGATGGAACTGCAAGTGCTCGCTTGAAGCCACCGATGACCCCGTTGTCCGTCCCAAGGACATGGAACCGACCAAGCCACAGAGAGGTCTGGAGAACAATCCTGGCAAGGATGGACACACATTCAGCGACAATCATCCTTATTTTCCAGACAAGTGTAGCCATTGCTTTGCATATAAGAAAAGTAGTCTAAAAAATCGACTTAAATATTTATTTAATAATCGCCAAAAAGACTGCTATAATTGTCCTTATATAAAAGGATGTTTAGAGCGCATGTCAAATAATGGTTTTAAATTAGAAAAAGTATTTAAAAATGGAGGAAAACTATATGTTCATCCAAATGTAGATTTTGATAAAAATGATTACAAGGAAATGAAACAGATTTGTCTCCAATTTGCAAAACTTGGTCATGAAGTAAAAATGACACCACGTTTACACTTCAAATCAGAAGAATATCAGCTGATTTATGGCAATTTAGAAAATACAAAATTTTATAAGAAATGTCCTGATTTCTCTGTAGATGGAACATTTTATGAATATGAGGGCTTCGAAAAGCCATGGAAGAAGAAAAAGGTTGGTAAGATGCTCTCGCATGGAATGGCTCAATCTGATTGTGTTGTAATAAACAATACTAAAGGATGTTCTGATAGATTCATAAGAAAACAAATAGTTGCTCGACAAAGACTGAATCCTTCTGCGTTCAAAGAGGTGTGGGTTTATGAAAAAGGAAAAATAAGGCCTATATTGATTAATAGGCAGTTCGTAAAAAACAACAGGGGAGCATAAATACTCCCCTGCAAGGCAACATGCCGTAGCATATGCTAACTTCTTACGAAGCTGCTGCAAAGATACAACATTTATCTGAATCGCAAAACAAAAACAGAAAAAAGTTTCATTATGGATGCAAAAAACATAGAAAAACTGGTTGAAAAGGCCAAAGATGACATAATGAGGGAGGTGAATGACCGCCTCCCTCGCAAAGTGGGAGTGATTGCAGTCAACCATTTCAAGCAGAATTTCCGTGATGGTGGCTGGCTTGATGATGGTCTGCATCCATGGAAAAGAACACTCAGACAGAAGCAGGGTGGTCCTGATGCCAAGTATGGTCCGCTTACTTCCAGAAGAAACCATCTGATGAGTTCCATCCAGAGCACCCCCGGTGTCGGTGAAGTCACAATAGAAAATCCAGTCCCATACGCCTCCATCCACAATGATGGTGGAGACATCACCACGCACCCAACCGTATCACCCAAGATGAGACGCTATGCCTGGCACATGGCTTACTCGCTTGCTGGCATCAACGGGAAAGGATCGCTCCCCAAGGAACTCCCGGAAGAGGCACGCATGTGGAAGTGCCTTGCCCTCACACGGAAAACGAAAATCATGGTGAAGGCGCACATTCCACAGCGTCAGTTCATGGGAGATTCCAGGGAACTGCAAGTGAAAGTTAACAAAACTATTAACGAATCATTGGAGAAAATAAAAGATGGAATTATTTCTTTATCAAATCATTGATCATGTCAAGGAGGGAATGCCTGGTCTTTCCCTCGTTGATGAAAACTACGGCCAGCTGGAGAACATCGACCAAAGCGAGACCGACATGTACCCCTTGACCTATCCGGCTGTGCTCATCGACCTTCAGGAAGCATCATGGAGCAACCTGGAGGGAAAAAGCCAGAAGGGAACCGTCAAGGTGAACGTCCAGCTCATCATCGACTGCTATGATGATACCCACTATGGAAGTGGAACCATGGAGGCTATCAGGCAGAGGGCTGCCATGGTGGAGGAACTTCACCGCCTCTTGCAGGGCTATCGCCCGAAGGAGGATGGCATGCTGGTGAGGGAGACTTCCAAGTTCTACACCTTCAATCATGGTATCAAGGTTTATGAAATGGTATATTCCATTTCTGCCACCGACATCATCAAGGACACTCAAACAGTTGCCCCTCCTCGTAAGGTGACGGTTTCTGTGAAGAAGCTTTAGAACGTGGCTTCAGCTTGAAACCGGTGAAAAGAGGCTTTTCTATTCGCTTTCCATCCACGGTTACACCTGCCTGGATCATATCCCGTATAATCTGCATGATACGACTTTCCGAGAGAAAGAACTCTTCAGTGCTCAATCTCTTCAAAGCGTCATCGAAGCGAAGCCTCTTCACCTCAGTCCAGAAATAGTAACGCTCATAAATACGGATGTTCCTGGTATTGACCAGTTCTTTGTCTCTTCCCTTTGCCATGGCTGCAAAAATAACAAAAATATTCCAAATATGGGCATAAAAAAAGAGGCATTCTTTTCAGGATGCCTCATTTTCTGTTTAATAATTAAACACTTCTGCTACAAGCGGCAGAAAGATGGTTCAATCTTGCGCCAAACGCCATCTTCACCACGGATGCTGAAGTAATAGCTTACCACCGTCTCCTTGGCTACGTTGCTCTCACGGAACAGGTTCATGATGCTGGTGTATTCCTCATCGTTGAACTTGCCTTCCAGCTGATAGAGCTTGCTGATGCTCGTATAGTTGAGCTTACCATTACGGTTGCGCTCAAGCAGGTTCATGCAGAGCTGGTACATCGGATCATCCTTGCCCTTCTCGCTCTTCTCGATGTAAGCACCAAGGAAATCCATCAGTCTCTGGGCAGCCAGTTCGGCACGCTCGTCGAATCCCTTTACATCCTGGCTCTTCACCTCAAACTTGAAGTCACCCACCACGAGGGTGTAGCCACGCTGGTCCTTGTTGCGAAGCTTGCCATACTCGGCCATCACTTCCTTGAAGCCCTCGCCCTCCTTGTCGAGCCAGTCACGGAAATCCTTCACTCTCAATGAGAGTTCCACCACCTTGTCTTTCACGCTCTTGGCAAAGTTGTCACGGATGCCCTCATAGGCATTGCGCTTGTCAAGTTCACTCTGCTGCTTCTTGGCAGCCAACGTCTTCAGCAGTTCCTCCTGCTGCTCGGCACTGAGGCCGTTCAAAAATTCTTCTGTATTCATAATCTTATAAATAATAATAGTTATTCTTCTTTCTTTTTAAGAATCATTCTCAGTTTCTTGGATAACTGCTGCAATTCCTCGATGTCAAGTTCTGCAAACACCTTACCCTGTTATTTTGGGACTCCAATAGTTTGATGACATCTGATAAGTTGGAAGTGTCAACTCCTCCCATCTTCTGCAAGAGGTCCAGGCAGGAACTTATTTCCTTTCTGCGTTGCTCCTCATAAATGTCTCTTTTTTTATGGAAATGCTTCATAATCTTTAAATTTTTATTCATTGTCTATTTTCTTTTTTAGTATCATTCTCAGTTTCAGAGATAACTGCTGCAATTCTTCTATATCAAGATCTGCAAACACCTTACCTGCTATCTTTGGACTCTTGCAATAGTTATTGATGGCTGTCCAGTTGGTAGTATCAACTCCTATCTTCTGCAAGAGCTTCAGGCAGGAACTTCGCTTCTTTCTGCGCTGCTCCACATAGATGTTTCTCTTTTCAGGGAAACGCTTCTCCAGGAGGTTGCAAAGGTCATCATACTCTTTTCGTGTGATTTCCTTCAAGCTCTCGGTTCTTCCTCCAGTAGCAACGCTGACCATTTCTTTCTTCAAGTACTCGTTATCACCGATTTTTGGCACTCGTTTCAAGATGGAGTAGAACCTTGCAAAATTAGTCACTTCTTGCATATTTTACCTTCGATTATTCCATATAAGAACTTATCATTTAAAATAAAATCACACGTCTGCATTTTGTATCTTACGGTGATTTTTATTAATTTTGCATTATTTTTTTCCTTACGGATAGCAATATCTGCAACACGTTCTTTATACCATTTTGTGAGAACGTCTGTGAATTTTTTCCGTTCTTTCCGATCGAAATCTTTTGCACAGGCAATACCCATCTTAACTTCATCACAACATTTTCGGCCATTTACCTCGTAAACCGCTGTTATTATTGCTACACCTAATTTTTCCTTGTTCTGTTCCATAAGCCCTAATCTTTACAGGTTGGCTTCCAGGTAATGTTGATGACTGCATCAAGTTCACCCTTGCCTTTACACTTCGGGCAGGTAACCTTGATACCTTGCCCCATGTCATCCGCTCCCCAGTACCAGCCGTTGCCCTGGCAGAACTCACAGCGATGACCCACACTCACCAATGTCTCACGAGTCTCGCCATTCATGTCTGGCTTCAACTCAATCATTCTTCTAACTCTACTCATTTTCAGTTTCCATTAAATTATTGTTTAAATACTCGTTTTTCAACGCATCAACCGACATGTCTGACAGCTTGCCGGCCAGATCATCATAAATCAGCTGCTGGTCCATATAGGTGAAGTCCTCAGTATTCTTCCTGATGAACTCCATGATCTTATTGATAACTTCTTCCATGTCTCATTTGGTTTGATAAGTTACTTCCTTGTATTGATACCACTTGATGATTCTGTTCGCCCACAAGAGGTTCTTTGTCTCGACGACGATGCACCCTGGATGCTTCTTCGAACGGTGAACGAGCATGTCACAGCTGTAGTTATTGTTTACCCAGTCATCCATCAGGGTGCTTGCTATGATAGCTTCCATCAGGATATAGATGGTGTCACCTTCTTTATATTCCTTTTCCATTCCTTTTCATTCCTTTTCATTCCTTTTTATTCCTCACCCCAATATTTGTTGGCTCCTTCCTCCCAGATGGTATAGTTACCCTTCTCTCCAATGAAGCGACCTTTTGAGAAAGCCTTGAAACCCTCCACCCATATCTTCAGGGTGGCATCAAACATCACGCTCTGAGCAGCACTGCCTCGTGGGGAGGTTCCGGCAGCATGACTGATGAAGATGATGAGTTTGTCCTTGTGAGCCTCCTTGAAACGGATATACTCCTTGTAGTTCATCTGTGTGTACTGGAAGGAGTCTATCACCACGATGTTCACGCTCTTGCGCTTATCCAGTCGGTCACTCAGCTCCCTCATGTTCTCACCGTTCAGCAGGTAGAACGATTTGTTCACCTCGTTCATGCCATATCGCTTCAAGGTGTTCTGCATGGTCAGCGAGTCACCTTCCTCCAGGCTGTTGTATGCCACACGGTCAAACTCACAGAGCTGCTTGCAGAGCTGCATCACAAAGCTTGTCTTTCCGTTTCCACTCTTGCCCCAAATGAACCAGACTCCTGTACGTTCTGGCTCACCGAAGGCATCCTTCCATTTTCCCTTGAAGGCAAATGTTTTCTTCTTCTGCTTCAACACTTCCTTCACCGTCAATGCTCTTGTCATTTTCTGATAGCTTTAATTCTCTTGATTCTATGAATGCTCTTCTTCACCCTTCGCAAGTCGTACTCACAGGAGTTCGATTCTACAATCACCTCGTTGATGTCCTTCTCGTCGGTCAGTCCGTTGGCCACACAGATGGCATAAACATCGTGTGGCGTGGTATCATCCAGTTCGAAGTACTTCCTGCCAATGCGGCTGTAGAACTCCTTGTAGCCACGTTTCTTGCATCTCAGACCACGGTCAATGCGTGTCTTGATGTAGTCAGTGGAGAGGAACACCACGCCACATTTGTCCTCAATCTTGTTGTAGAGGCTGATGAAGTACTGGAAGACACTCTCTATGAGTTTGTCCGCTTCATCAAACACCAGCAGGGGAGCATCCATCTTGATCAGCTCGTTCTGGATGGTAATCCAAAGCTCTCTCACCGTGAACCCGTCGGTTCTGATACCCATCTTGTGGGCTATCTCTCTTACGAAGTCACCCTTGTGCAGGTCTTCAGAACAGAGGATGTAATATACCTCACGGTTCTCTTCACCGAAGATTCTTGCCGTGGTGGTCTTGCCGCATCCGGCCTCACCCACAACCCATGTCACGCTCTTGAAGGTCTGTGCATCCTTCAGGGCAATAGTAATCTCGTGGAAGGCATGTGTCTCCACCACCTTCCAGTCCTTCTCGCTGCCGTTCACCACTCCCACCTGGTCACTCACCTTGCGCCACATGTCCTCGCTGATGTTGTCCCACTTGCCGTTGAGGATATTGCTCACGGTTCCGGCACTCGTGCCCTTCATACTTGCCACTGCCTTGTTCTGGCTTGCGAACTTGGCAACATACAATCTCAGTCTGTTCGCTATCTGTTGTTTGTCATTGTTTGTTAACTCCATGATTCTGTTCCTTTCTTTATTTTAAAATGTTTGTTATGTCTTTCCAAGGGTCTTCACATCGTCAAACTCCATAAACTTACACTCCTGGCTCCAGTCCATGTTGCTTATCTTCTTGGTAACCTTGCCGATGCTCAACTCCTCCGGCTGACCTCTGTACTTGCGTACACGTCGGTCTATCTGTCTCTGCATTTCCTTGCTCATTCCCTTCAGGTCAGGAGTGCGCAAACCATGCTGCTCTGGTGCAACACCTTCGTCAAACTCCAGCTTCCTAGCCTCCACCTGTCTCTCAACACGGCTCTGTTCGGTTGCCTCACGCTGCTGCCTGATGAAGAGTGCCTCTTCCTTGGTCTGTTCCTGCTTGGCTCGATGGATAACGAGGTAAGGTTCCGCCACTCGCTCGAATCTCAGTTCTCCAGCCTTATCCTTCCAGTAGAGTCGGATGCTTGTGAAGTCGTATGGATCATATTTCACTACAAACTTCTGATAGGTGTGCTTCCTTCTCCATTCAATGTCCGGCACTCCTGGTTCACTCATCACCTCGTAGGTTCGTTTCTTGCCCTTGACGGTTATCTCGATTCCGCTGGATGTGAAGGTGCTCATGCGGTCGCATTGAATCCAGAACATTTCCACCATGTCATTCGGTGTCACCGCTGGTGTCTCCGGATTCACGCTCTTTTCATACATGTCGATTCTTCTCTCACCCGTGGCAGGATGTGCCATTTCGTTCCATTTCTTTCTGAACTCTACATACAGAGCTTTCAGTTCCTGGAGCGTTGGAAGGTTTGCCCTGTTTGCCTCGATGAACTCCAGGTTCGGATGGCTGATGTCCTTCTTGGTGGTAATGTTCTGTCCGGTGAAGTTCCATTCCTGGTGAAGTACCTGGCTCTGCAATCTGTAGAAGAGGTTCTCGATAGTCTTGCTGGCTCCATTGTATGGGGTCGTGGTACGATGAATGTGGCAGAGCTTCCTGAAGAACTCCTGGTTCTCCAGTTTCTTATGACCACCCTGGTTATCATATACGATTTCGTAGGGCTTGTGTCCGCTCACCTGGATGGCCATTCGGTAACTCTGATATTGGGCTTCATAGTCCTCGCTGTCGCTGATGCAGAAACCAAGGAGGCATTCAGAGTAAGCGTCTATTACCTCATATACGCTGGTGGTTCTTACCTTGCCGTCCTCATCCTTGTAGTAGAGGTTCAGCTTCGTACCGTCACCATACCAGAGTGCATCCCTCATCTGAGGAAGTTCCGTCTTGTGTCTGCGGTCAAACAGCTGGTGTGATTTATGCTCACCGAATACGGCATCATACCACAATGGCTGAATGGCTGCACTGTTAAACCACGCCTTCATGCCACTGATGCTTTTCAGAGGCTTCCATCCACGGCTCTCACACTCCTCATTGAATCGCTCGAAGATCTGCGAGTCGTTCAGCACAGGAACCCTGCTTCTTTTCAGAGCAATGAGCCTTCTGCCAGCTTCCTCGGTTATCTTCAAGGTGTTCTTGTTGCCAATCTTGCCGCTTATCAGCGATGGATAGCCCTCCTTCTTGAAGGTACTCATCTTCACCTTGAGCCTGGCAAGGTTCTTGGGAAGAGTGTGACCGAAGTTCTCCCTCAGTTTCTCGCTTTGCTTGAAGACGATGCCCCAAAGGTCGTTTCTTCTTCCTCCACCCAGGGCGTGTGTCGTAGCTTGAAGCTCGTTCATTCGCTCCTGGAGCATCTTCAGCACACTGGCATTCTGTGTATATTCGTCTATCAGCTTCTGTGAAAGCCTCGTTTGAACACCGTTCAAATCATATTCAAACGCTTCATAAAACCTACGGGCTTCCTCATCCACCTGCATGTAGTCCTTCAGTTCCTGACGTTCCAGGATTTCATTCGGATCTCCATATTTCTCCTCAAATCTCATTCTGTACTTCTTGGGAAGGGAGGCGTACACATACAGAGCATAGTTACCTTCACCCTTGCCTTGGCGAGCACGTTGAATATTGCCACGGCCAACATTGCTCATAAGAGTATTTTTGGTAATGACAGGGGCTTCACCACCAGCCAACTCCTCGAAGGTAACACACAATATTTTATTGTAATACTCCATTCCTTATTTTTTTTTATTATCTTTGCACCGTTGAATCAGTTTTTTATAATTATGATGCAATTTTTGGTTAATATTGCTTGTGATGAGCTGGAGGCAGACACTATTCGTGATTTTGCCCGAAAACATTTTCGTCAACTTCACCTGAAATGCAGAACTGAACGGACTTACCCAGTGAGTGGATGGAGCACCCCTTCATTTGGAGTGGCGATTTGGGTGTATGTAACAGTTTCTGTACCACAAGGTCAAGTGTTGAGTAGCAAGGTTCTTCGTCAAATTGCTGCTGAGTTTGAGAATAGCTTGAAGGATTCTTTTCAATCAATTCAAGATTTCTCCATAGACTTTGGCTAGGAATAGATTCCAAGTCTAAATCTTCACAAAGGTCATCCGTTCTTAAGCTTACCAATTTTTCTTCCAAAGAACGGATGGCTTTTACATGTTCCATAATCTCACGCTGCAACTTGAATGTATCCTCCTGATGCTTCCATGTCTCAATTCTTTTTGTATCCATATTTATATTCTCCTTATTCTTCAAGTCCATCACCAGGAACACCTCTTAAAGCGATGCTGCTGGCACAAAAGTTTATAGCCACGGCTATTACACTTAAAACACTGCTGCTTTCAAAGGAAAGCGCACAAGCCAAACAGAAGCTAACCACAAACCAGATGAGTCTAAGCTTCATTTGAGGAGCAAGGTTCAGGAACCATTTCCATTCCTTGCCGAATATCATATTCAATGCCTCTTTCATAATTCCAGCCTTTTAATATTCTACTTATCACCAACTATTTCTCCACCAAAATCCTTAATGGCCATGTATCTTACCTTTCTTGCCAGATGGGAATCCTTTTTGTAGTTGAGCGATTTGCTAACCATTTCAGTTGTTATACCCATGAGGGAAGCAATCTTCTTGCCTACACCTCGTTCTACAATTATTCGTTTATTCATATCTTCTTTATGTTAAAATCTTAATATTGTACCCGTATTTCGCCAATATTTTGTATCTTTGGCGGCGTGTTCAATTAACAAACACGCTGCAAAGATAAACAAAATGTTGATACTAACAAAAGATTTGGGGATATTTTTATCTACAATCTGTAAATTTTAACATATTATGAATAAAAAATCTATGTTAGAGGCTTTGATTTCTCATTTTACTAATGGGAATAAAGCTCAATTTTCCAAGCTATTAGGAGTGTCTCCACAGACAATTAGTGCGTGGATAGCTAGAAATACGTTTGATTCAGAGTTGATATACGCAAAATGTAGATATATTAATCCCTCTTGGTTACTAACAGGTCAAGGAGATATGCTCGTAAAGAACGATGTTCAACAAAATATTGAGTCTAAAAGAGAAGCGATACCAGCAATGGAAGGAATTCCTTCTGATATTGCTCCCATACCACTGGTTACAGAACGTGCTGCTGCTGGCTTTGGGAACGATTGTTTTTCCATACAAGAAAGTGACGTGAAGGATTATTATATCATTCCAAAATTTAGATTCAATCACGTTGACTTCATGATTGAAGTATCAGGAATATCAATGTACCCTCATTTCAAGTCGGGTGATGTTATTGCTTGTACCATTCTTCGTGATGCAAAATACATACAATGGAACCGTTGCCATGTTATAGCAACGAGAGATCAGGGAATTTTGGTAAAGCGCATTATGCCAAGCGAAAAGGAAGGTTGCTTTAAAATTGTTTCAGAAAACAAGGACTTCCCTCCATTTGATTTGCCTAAAGAGGACATTACAGGACTGGCATTAGTGGTTGGCTGTGTTAGTCTTGAATAGATGAAACGTATCTGCTTTATATATATAAATATGTGAAAGTCCCTAATTCTTAGGACTTTTACATGTTTTTTGCACCTTGTATATTAGCAATACTCTGTTAATTCTTATGTAATCGATTGAAAATGAGAGAGTTAATTAACGTAATATAACTAATAAAATTTGGTTAAGTGGCTGATTATCAGTAAC